GCACAACGAATTAAGGACGAATCAAATGATTGAAAAACGCTGCACTAGCTGCGAGCACGGCGACAAAGAGATTTTCGAAGAGCCCTGCAAGACCTGCGTTTACTTCGATAAATGGACGCCAGCGCCAGCACCAGCACCAATACCGACCGCAGCGCTCGACGTGCAGGTGGCGGGGGACCACTATAAAAGCAAAAAGATCCAGCCGGTGGAGTACATCTCGGCCAACAATTTGAACTTTCTCGAAGGTTGCATTGTCAAGCGCATTACGCGTTGGCGCGACAAGCCCGCAGAAAGCCGCTTTCAGGATCTGGAGAAGATCAAGCACGAGGTCGATCTGCTGATCGAGATGGAGACCAAGCATGGCCGATGAAGTTGACATGGCCAACGAGCAAGCCTACGCCTACCTGGCCGCCCGCGTTGCCGACGCCCGCAAGGGCCCGAAAACCGTGGCGACAGGCCACTGCCTCAACTGCGACAGTTTGCTGCCTCCTGGCCTGCTGTACTGCGATGCCGCATGCAAACAAGACGCCGAGCATCGAGATATGATGACCCGACGCGCTGGAGCCAAAAGACAGTAGTGCGACTCGGGTGAGTGCAACGCCCCCGCCTTGCAAGCGGCGCAACGATTGGGTTCTGCAAACCGACCCACTGCACGAGGTTTGCGCCCGGCTGCGATGCCCCTCGGGGTTGAGATCGCGGACATGCGTGGGGTGTTTCCTCCTTTCCACCTTCACGACGCCGCCCGGTGGGAGTCCGGGCACCTATAATGTCAAATCTGCTTTGACATAAAGAACACAGCCATGGGCACCGCCTCCCTCTACCTCAAGAACCTTCTCTCGGAAATCGACGCTGGGCCGATTACGGTTGCGCGCGTGTGCTACGCGGCTGACATGGACCCGTCTGTCGTTAGCCGGTGGAAGCGCGGAGCCGTCGAGCCCCGGCTGTCTTCGCTGGAGCGCCTGGCCGAAGCGCACGATCGGCTGATCGCTGAGCACCGAATCGCCCTCGACGCGCTGGGCCACTAATGCGAGTCCTCGGCATCGACCCAGGCGCACACGGCGCGCTGGCGCTGATCGACACCTCCTTGCCTGCGGCCCAGCAGCTCATCGCCATGGTGGACATGCCCACGACTTTGATTAAGCGCGGCCAGCGTGAGGTCAACGAGGTCAACGCCCCCATGCTCGCAGCCGCCGTGCGCGAGTTTGGCCACGTCGACGCCGGATACATTGAGCTGGTCGGTGCGATGCCCGGGCAAGGGGTCTCGAGCATGTTCGCCTTTGGCCGTGCCGTCGGCGTGCTCGAAGGCGTGCTGGCGGGCTGCGGCATCTCCTGCACCCGCGTGCCGCCCCAGGTTTGGCAGCGGGCCATGCGCGTGCGCGGCGGCAAAGACGGCAGCCGCGAAAGGGCTGCGGCCATCTACCCAGTCAAGGCCCAACTGTTTGCCCGCAAAAAGGACGACGGACGATCAGACGCTGCGCTGATTGCCACCCATGGGGCGCAAAGCCTTGCAGCTCTTTGACTACCAAAAGACCGGCGCGGCGTTCTTAGCTGCGCGCAAGCACGCGCTGCTGGGCGACAAGATGGGCTTGGGCAAGACCGCGCAGGCCATCGAGGCGGCCAACATTTCGGGGGCCAGGCGCATGGCCGTCGTGTGCCCCGCCATCGCCAAGATCAACTGGCAGCGCGAGGTCGAGGCTTGGGCCTTTTACGGCCTGGAGCTGCGCGTCGAGTCCTACAACAAGCTGGCCACCGACAAGGACCTGCGCAACCGCTGGGCGGCTTGGCGGCCTGACGTGTTGGTGGTGGACGAGGCGCACTACCTCAAGAGCCCCGACAGCAGCCGCACAAAATCAATCTATGGGCCGTACTGCCGCAACAACGGCCTGGCGGGCTGCGCTGGGGCTGTCTGGGGCCTGTCGGGCACCCTGACTCCCAATAACGCGGCTGAGCTGTACCCGCACCTGCGCGCCCTGTTTCCCGAGGCCCTGCCGGGTGGCGGCACATATGCCGACTTTTTGAACACGTACACCCGCTACGAGACCGGGGCGCACGGCGTCAAGGTGCTGGGCCACAAGAACCTCAAGGACTTGCGCGCGGCCATCGCCCCTTACCTGCTGCGCCGCGTGACAGAGGAAGTGCTGCCGGATCTGCCGCGCGTGTTCGTGTCAGACATGCCGGTGGACGGGGGCAAAGCGCTGGACGCGGTCAAACGGCTGGAGGACAGCGTCGAAGTGCAGGAGTTGGTTTACCGGCTGGAAGAGGGCGCGCCTATCCCAGACGCCGACCCTCACATCGCTTCGTTTCGCAAGATCTGCGGCCTGGCCAAAGCCGAAGCGGTGGCCGAGTCCGTGGCCGATATGCTGGAAAACGATCAGGTCGACAAGATTGTGTTGTTTGCATACCACAGGGAAGTCATACAAATTTTGCGTGACAAGCTGGCCAAGTACAGCCCCGCGCACGTCTGGGGAGGCGATACCGACGCCAAGCGCCAGCAAGCAATCGACGACTTTCAAAACAAGCCGCAAACCCGCGTGTTCATTGGACAAATTACCGCTTGCGCCACCGCCGTGACGCTGACAGCTGCGCACCATTGCGTCTTTGTCGAGACGTCCTGGGTGCCTTCGGACAACGAACAAGCCATTTATCGTTTGCGAAGGATTGGACAAAAAAGTCAAATCATGGTTAGAATTGCACACCTCGACAAATCAATTGACGAGGCAATTCAGAAGACCGTGGCCCGTAAGGTCCGAGGTCTTCTTCAACTTTACGGAGAAACCAATGAGCAATGAATCGACCATCAATTTTGTTTTTGTGTCACGACTGAACGACGGCGCTGCCGAGATCCGCATCGAAACCAATAGCCGCACTGCGCTGCAAGACGCACTGGTGCACCTCGGCCTGGCCTCGTCCAGCCAGTTCGGCTCGACTTTGGGCGCGGCGATTCCCAATCCTGCTGTGAACGAAGCCGTCCAGGGCACTGTTGCTGAGCAAACGGCAAAAGCCAAGCCCAAGAGCGCAAAGAAACCCCAAGCCGAAGTAGTGGCCGCAGCTGCTGAAGCCGAAGCGCCAGCTCAAGTAGCCGAAGCCGAAGTGCAAGCCCCAGCCGACGAGGTCCCCGCCGAAGTCGCAGCGCCTGTTGCCGCCCCGGTCGAAGCCGTTGCCAAGGCCACTGTCGAAGAAGCTGCCGCAGCTGTGCGCGCTTACGGTGCGAAGCACGGCCTGGACGCTGCACGCACTTTGCTGCAAAAGCACGGCTTTGCCCGCACCACCGAAGTGACCGCTGACAAGGCTGGCCACATCGTGGCTGAGGCAGCGCTGTAATGGCCGGGGGCCACGTTCGCTTGGGTGGGTCCAAAGCCCACCGCTGGCTGGCGTGTCCTGCCTCTCCTCGGCTTGAGGAAGAGGCGGGTCCGCAACGCAGTAGCGACGCTGCCGATCAGGGCACCGCTGCACACACTCTCTTGGAGCAAGCGCTCGACAAGGGCCGCAACCCCAACGACGCCCTGGGCCGTGAGATCTTTGTGGACCGCGAAGGCGAGCCGCAAAAGGTTTTCGTCGTGGACCGCGACATGGCCGAAGCCGTTGAGGTGGCCTGGAATTGGGTGCGCAACGCTTGCTCGGTCACGTCTGACTCGGTCTTGCTGCTTGAGCAACGCGTCAGCTTGGCGGCGTTGAACCCGCCTGAGCCGATGACCGGATCCGCCGACGTCATCATTTTGGTGCCTTCGCTCAAGCTCATGATCGTGTTTGACTACAAGCACGGTCGGGGCAAAGTGGTCGAGGTCAAGGGCAACAAGCAAACCCGCTACTACGGCTTGGGCGCGCTGCTGTCTTTGACGCCAGAGCAACGCCAGGGCATCGAGAAAGTCCAGATGGTCATTGCGCAGCCTCGTGCGCCGCACCCAGACGGGCCAATCCGCAGCGAGACCGTCGGCATCGAGGAGCTGCTGGACTTTGCGGCTGACATCTTGGACGCGGCGCACGCTGCGCAGGATCCGTTGGCCCAGGCCGTGCCCGGGGACCACTGCGGCTTTTGCGCAGCGGCTGGCGACTGCCCGGCTCGTGCCGACAAAGCCCTGGCCGTGGCCAAAGAAGAGTTTGAAGTGCTGACGCCCGTGTGGAAGGGCGAGGCGTTGATCCGCCGCAGCAACGAAGAGATCACCGACGTGCTGACGCAGGTTAAGCCAAAACTTGACCAGTTGGCCTCGTGGGTGAAGGAGGCCGAGAGTCTTTTGTATGCCCGAGCCGTATCGGGCCAGGAGATTCCCGGCCACAAACTGGTGCCTAAGCGCGCAACCCGCGTGTGGACTGATCTTGAAAAAGTGAAGGCCTGGGCACTGTTAGACGCGGGCTTGTCCGAGTCTGACATTTACAGCGCGCCAGAGCTCCAATCTGTCGCGCAGATCGAGAAAATCGTGGGCAAGAAAAACATGCCCGCCGACCTCGTGGCCTCTGTTTCTTCCGGGTACAACCTTGTGCCCGCAAGCAATAGCAAACCCGCAGCCAAACTGGCCGCATCCGATGAATTTTCAACCGAAGAAACGAAATAAACATGACACGCCTTATCACTCCCGACTGCCGCGCTTCCTACCCCAAACTGTTTGAACCTGAGATCAACGATCAGGGCAAGAAAGTTTGGTCTGTAACTTTGCTGATCGAAGACACGCCCCAAGGCCGTGAGTTCTTGGCCAAGGCCGAGAAAGACGCCGAAGAGGTGGGCCGCGCCAAGTTTGGCGCTCGTTACGATGGGCTTCGCAAGTCGCCCTCGTTCAAGTGGGCCGTGCGTTACGACGTGGACAAATACTCGGCCTGCGAGCCGAAGGTTATTGCCTACATCAACGCCCGCTCTTACGAAACCCCGCCGGGCGTCGTCAGCATCTACGCGGGCCCAGACGGCAAAGCAGCCAAGATTACAGATCCGGCTTTGATCTACCCAGGTGCATACCTGAAGGCATCCCTGCACGCCTACGCTACCGACCGCTCGGACTCTAAGTCCGTGGCCTTTGGCTTGGGCAACGTGCAGAAGACACGAGAAGGCGCGCGCATCGACAGCCGCGTCAACGCTGAAGACGAATTCGTGGCCGATCCGCAAGCTGCGGCCAGCCTCGAAGACCTCTAAAGTCTTTTAAACGGGCCCCTTCGGGGGCCCTTTTCTCGTTTTAAAAGGATGATCGTATGAGCTTTGAATCGTCAGTCGATTTTGAGACACGCAGCGCAGCCGACCTGCGAAAGACCGGTGCGTACCGCTACGCCGAAGACGCGAGCACTGACGTGTGGTGCTTTGCATTTATGCACCCAGGCAAGGCCGAGCCTTTGCTGTGGACCCCTTACCCGATCAGCGGCATTGACGCCGCGATTGACAACGCCGACGCCTTTGATGCGTTGGCGGATCTGGTCGCCGACAAGAGCGTGACTTTTCGCGCCTTCAACGCCCCCTTTGAGCGTGCCATTTGGCGCAACGTCGTGGCCCGGAAATACGGCTTGCCGGACATCGAGCTGGAGCGCTGGACTTGCACGGCAGCCGAAGTGCGCGCCATGAACCTGCCCGGCAACTTGGACGACTCGGCCCGCGTGCTGGGCCTGGTCGATCAAAAAGATAAAGTAGGCCATCGGCTGATGCTGCAAATGAGCAAGCCGCGCGCCGTACTTGACGACGGGCAGATCGTTTGGTGGGACGACGATGCGCGAAAGCAGCGCCTCTTTGACTACTGCCTGCAAGACGTCAGGACCGAAGCCGGAATTACGGCCTCGGTGCAGCGCCTGTCCGAGTACGAGCGCCAGGTCTGGCTTATGGACCAACGCGCCAACGACCGGGGAATCCGATTGGACCGCCCACTGGCCCAGGCGGCCAAAAGCATGGCCGACGGCGTGGCCAAGAAAGCGAACCAACAGATCGAAGAGCTGACAGACGGCGAAGTCACGTCGGTGACAAAACTGAAATCGCTGCGCGCCTGGATGGCCGCGCAAGGCCGTGAGGTCGAGACGCTGCGCAAGGCCGACGTGACCAAGTTGCTCGACGACGACACTCTCCCCGCCAACATTCGTGAGGCCTTGGAGCTGCGCGCTGAGACCGGCAAGTCCAGCGTCAAAAAGATTGAGGCCATGCTGCGCGCTGTTTGCCACGACGACATGCTGCGCGGCCTGCTGCTGTACTGGGGCGCAGGCACTGGCCGCTGGGCTGGCCGCCTGGTGCAGCCGCAAAACTTTCCCGCCAGGTCCGCGCACATGCCCGAGTGGCACGATCCCGAGGACTGGGTTGACGACATCATGCACGCCCGGGTTGACAGCGTCGAGCTGTACGCCCCAGCCCTTGAGGTGGTGGCGCTGCAACTGCGCTCGATGCTGACGGCTTTGCCAGGCCGCACGCTGGTGGCTGCCGACTATTCGGCCATCGAAGCGCGCGTTATCGCATGGCTGTGCGGCGAAGAGTGGCGCATGGAAGTGTTCCGCACGCACGGCAAGATCTACGAGGCTTCGGCTTCACAAATGTTCAAGGTGCCTTTCGAGACCATCAAAAAGGGCGAAGCCAATTACAGCCTGCGCCAAAAAGGCAAAGTGGCCGAGCTGGCCCTGGGCTTCCAAGGCGGCAAAAACGCGCTTATCACAATGGGCGCGTACGACATGGGCCTGGCCGACGAGGAGCTGCCCGACATCGTCAAGCTGTGGCGTGCGGCGAGTCCGTCCATCGTCATGGGTTGGAAAGATCTGGAGACAGCGGCCAAAGAAGCCGTGCGATACAAGGGCCGCGTTACCGAAGCCCTGGGCTCGCGGATCCGGTTTAAGTGCTCGGGCGGCTTTTTGTGGCTTAAACTGCCATCGGGCCGACGCTTGGCTTACTGCCAGCCCAAACTGGTCGAAAAGCCCGCGCCTTGGGACGCAGACAAAACGGTTTGGAGCCTTGAAGCCTGGTCCGTTAACTCGAAAACTAAACAGTGGAGCAAGCGCGGCCTGTACGGCGGCCTGCTCATGGAAAACGTGGTGCAAGCCACGGCCCGAGATCTCATGGCCGACGCTATGCTTCGCCTTGAAGCGGGCGGAAAGTATCTGCCGCTGCTCAGTGTTCACGACGAAGTCATCACAGAAACAACAGACGACGTGAGGGACGCCTGCGAACTTGAGACAATCATGTCCCTCACGCCCGATTGGGCTGACGGCTGCCCCGTTACTGCCTCCGGCTGGGCCGGGCTTCGCTACCGCAAGGATTAAAAACAATGCAAAAAACAACCGCGCTCCAGCTTTTCGACGCTGGATTCACACAGCTGGTTTGCGTCTCCCCGCCAAACGCCAAGCTGTCCGAGCGCTCCAACATCCCGCCCGAGGCCGTAGGCAAAGCCCCAGCTCGTCGCAACGCAAGCGGCGAATGGGGCGGGTACGACTGGCGCAAGACCCCTGTTTTCCGTGCGCACGCTGAGCTGTGGGGCAGCCAGGGCGCGAATATCGGCTTGGCCGCTTCCAACTTTCCAGCGCTTGACATCGACGTCACCGACGAGACACTGGCCAAGATCGTGCAAGACGCGGCTTTGCTGCATTTGGGCCCTGCGCCCATTCGCACAGGCCGCGCGCCTAAGCGCCTGCTGGTGTACCGCACGGCCCAGCCGTTTGGCCGCTTGCGCCTGTGGCTGACGGACAGCTTGACCGGCGAGCGCCACTTGCTCGAGTTTTTGGGCGACGGCCAGCAGTACGTGGTCGCTGGCGTGCACCCAAGTGGCAGCACTTACGGCTGGGACAAACCCTTGCATGCGCTGGCCCCCAGCCAGCTGTGCTCAGTCAAGCCCGAAGACGTCGATTTCTTTTTCAAGGACATCGAAGCCGCTGCGGACCTGCTCGGGTATACGGCGTCACGCGAAGGCAACGGCTCGACGTCCATCGACCGCGACGGCGTCAACCAAACCGGCCTGCAAGCCCCCAGCTTTGAGGCCTGCGCCGAAGCCGTCAACCTGATCCCCAACACGAACGAAAACTGCCCTGGCCGCGACGACTATTTGCGCCTCGGGTACGCCATCAAAGCCTCGGTGGGCGAAGCCGGTTTTGACCTGTTTCTCGAATGGGCCATGCGCTGGGAAGGCAACGGCGAGCACCCCGGCAACGACCCCGACGTTGTGGCCGCAGACTGGGCCCGCATGGTTCCACCCTACGAACTGGGCTGGGACTACGTGGCCACGATGGCCCGAGGGCACGGATACGCGGACTTTGCCGAGGACTTTGGCAACGAGGGTTTGCTACCCCCGCCACCCCAGGCCGAAACGCCTCCAGCGGCTCAAAAAGCAGACGCCCCCGCCGAAGCCGAGGCCGATCCCGACTTTGCGCCTATTGCCTACTCGGACGGCGCACTGTCTCGCCGCACCTTAAACCGGCTGGGCGGTAACTTCCGTTTTTGCGAAGGCCTGGGCGGCTGGCTGTTTTACGACAAGGGCCGTTGGCACCGCGACGGCGAGATGCTGTTTTACTCGGCGACAGCCCGGGTTGGTCGCGCCATGGCTGAAGAGGCCCGCAACGATCCCGACCTCGACAAGAACAAACGCGCTGTGGCCATGGGCATGTGCAGCAACCGAGTCGTGCAAAACTCGATGCAATACAGCCGGTCTGACAAGCGGGTGCGCGTCGAGGCTTCGGACTTTGATGCCGACCTGATGCAGCTCAACACGCCCGACGGCATCGTCAGCTTGCACGACGGCACGCTGCGCCCGCATGACGCCAAAGCGCTGCACACCCGCATGGCCGCTGTGACGCCGAGCCTGGCTGCGGCACCTGTCTGGACCCGCTTTTTGCAAGAGACGACGGCGGACGACGAGGGCCTGCAAAAGTACCTCCAGCTGCTGGCCGGGTATGCGCTCACCGGATCCACTCGTGAGCACCAGATGACCTTTATCTGGGGCCCAGGCGGCAACGGCAAGTCGGTTTTTGTCAACACCATCATGTCGGCCATGGGCGACTACGCCATGAACACGCCAAGCAACACGTTCTCGGCTCGCTCGGACAACGCGCACCCTGAAGGCCTGGCACGGTTGCGCGGCGCTCGTCTGGTGGTGGCCTCTGAGACGCAAGAGGGCCTGGCCTGGAACGAGGCACTGGTCAAGCAAGTGACCGGTGGCGACATCGTCACGGCCCGCTTCATGCACCAAGGCTCCTTCGAGTACAAGCCGCAATTCAAGTTGATCGTCATGGGCAACCACAAGCCCCGCCTGGCCAACATGGACAACGGCATGAAGCGCCGCCTGCAAATGGTGCCGTTCACGGTCATGCCCAAGAACCCAGATCGGGACCTCGAAAACAAGCTGCGTGCCGAACTGCCGCAGATCCTGCAATGGATGATCGAGGGCTGCCGCATGTGGGACGCGGGCGGGCTGCAACTGCCGGAAATCGTCAGCGCTGCGACAGCCGAGTATTTTGTGGACGAGGATCCGGTGGGCCGCTTTATTGAGGACCGCTGTGTGGCGCGCCACGACGCGACAGTGCAGACAAGCGCCCTGTTTGAAGCCTGGCGTGAGTGGGCCGAGGACCAAAACGAAAGCCCGCGCACCCAGCGATGGCTGACAAACAACCTGCTCAACCGGGCTGGCGTTACGCGCTGGCGCAACCCGATCAACGGCCAGCGAGGCATCG